TCATGCTAGAAACAATTTCATCTTTATGCGTACCAAAATTATCATTGACTTCTTTAAAAGCCTGATCTATATTTTGTCTGCCTAAAGCTTCTTTTATTGATCTATCTATTGTTGGTTTATCTACCATTAGTATCTCTCTTTTTCTTTAAGTTTATCAGTCTTCTTTTGAAGATGTTCTATAAGCATAGCAATATAAATCTCTCTTTCCCAAGGCATCATATTTTCTAACTCTGTTAAACTATATTGATGCTCTTGCATTAATAAGAAGTTCGTCTTGTAAAAATTTTCAAGACGCTCCTGAGAAAGAGTTAGCCGAAAAAATGTTCGTATCCATTAATAGATATACGATTATCAAATCCACATTCTTCTTTGTGGCATTTATATTCGACAACATGTTCTACACGAGGCATTTTACTAAAAAACTCTTGTATTTTTTCAAATACATCTAATGGCAGATTGTCAACAAATTCATTAATATTCTCAGGTGTTTCATCTTTAATATATAAAATTTCTTCACCACTGAAAACTTTAACTAAACAATGATTTACAATAGCAGTATCATCACCGTCTTGTTCTAAATTTAATATGACTCTAGCATTAGGATATTGCAATTCAATAGCAACATCGTCGTTAATTTTAATAATCTTATCAGGCCTTTCATCTAAACCATGAACTTTAACATCTGCTAATTGTAAAGTATAATTTATCTGTTCTTTACAACCTCCACACACCAAAGTAAATTCCTGAGTATCTCCTGTAGATTTCTCTTTTAATCTCATAAATAAATGCTGTAAATCAAATACACTTAATTCACTAACATCTATATCTTCCAACGAACAATTAGATACTATCTGCTCACAAGCAGATATCATATCTTTATATTCGCCTCCTTCACTTGCCAACATAAGAACTTTTTCTTCCTTAACAAGAAACGGTCTAAATTTTTTAACCTCTCCTGTAGAAGGAATACTAAAATCAAATGTTGGTGTTTCAATTTTTGGTAACATAATTTCTCCTATAATTAACCTGTACCTTCACCTGCACCTTTAGTTTCATTTTTATTTACTCCCTTAACTTTACCTTCAGGAGCTCCCATATCAACTTCAATATAATTAGAATCCCAATAAGTAGCTGATACTATTAATGTGGTTCTTACTACTCCTACAGAGCCCATACTCATAGGCTGTAAGTTTAGAACCTTTGGCGTAACTTCATGTAATACCCATGAACGCCTATAATTGTCTTGTAAGTCCATTGCATTAATACTAATTGTTCCCCAGGTATCATTAGGCCAATAAGATTGTTTTGAAGTAGGATCTACTGTCATAGCAAACCAATTTTCAAATAGTTCTCTTAATTCCCAATTAGTATCTGTATAAAATGTAAAGTTAATTTCTTGACCCAAGAATTGTAAATTTGTATTTCTGTAATGTGTCCATGGACCTACATTATATTCTTTATTTGCCATTGCCATGCCTGGTATTTGTACTTCCTCACACATTATAGTAGCATTTTCTGCAATTCTACTATTATGAAAAGAAGTTCTTACAGCGTGTGGAAAATTAAATTGACACTCAAATCTTTCTGTTCGAGCAAGTTGATTGTTGAATATTGTTTGTAAAAAACTTTTTGGCGCTGAGCTAAGAATGGGCTGGTTATTTTTATCCAGTTTTGGCTTTCTGTATTGATGATCTAATTGCGATAGTGGTCCATCTGTTAAAAACTTATTAGGATGCGTTGCACCTTTTTTGGGCCTGGCTGCATTTCTTCTAGACTTGCCGTATGCTCCTCTTAATATGCTTCTTAAAGTAAAAGCCATTACATCATTCTCCTTTTACGCTCGGGCTTAGTCATTGTATCTCTATATACTTTTTGTGCTGAAGCTCCTTGAAATTGTTGTACAGGTAAAAATACTGCTGACTTCCAATGCTGTGAATTTATTTCAAACAGCCTGCCCCTTACCTGCGTACTTAAATATCTTTTTACAGAGTTTCTTACCTCTGGAAATCTACTGAAGTTTTTTATGAACTGCCAGTTAGATCTCATAACTGCTTTGTCGTCTAATGTAGTTCCTTCTTTGGAATCTGCAACAGGCTCCATAAGTCTTTCTACTAATTCTGCTCTTACTAAAGGACTTAGATAATGTAAGTTGATACCACTAAAGCCTGTTGGTAAGGGTTCACTTATAACGACTAACGGCAATTCGTCCCAATAAGGTAAGTCTGCTTTTGTTAAAGGATCGTAATTAAATAGGTACATTTTTCCTACTGTTAATTGTGTTGCAAACTTTCCTATATCAGAGCCTGTAACTTCCTGAAAGGAGTTTATGCCTGTAGCATAATCTCTTACAGTTCTTTGATACCAACGAGCAGATTTCTCTACACCGCCTGTTCTAGAATATATATCGTTAAAAGGTTTTTGGTCCATACATGTATTTATACTAGATACCGAGTTCTTTCTCAGTAACTATTCTAAATTTCATGCCTTGTTTCTTACAAAATGCTCGAGCTGTATTCCATTTAGCTTCGTTAACAGCATAATTTGCTATCTCTTGTAAGTATCTCTTTGTTTTTCTTTTGCCTGCGGGAGGCGCTTTTGTAAATCTTTGAGGTTTTACTTCTATTAAATAACGCTCTTTGCCCTTTTCGCTTTTAACTTCCATATAAAAATCTACAAAATATCTATGCACTTTATTATCTATAGGACTACGATAAGGAATAGCAACCTCTTCAGAATTCCAACCTATTATAGAGTCATTTAAATCACACCAGTTCATAAACTTTAATTCATAACTTGATCTATAGACAATAGAAGTATGATCTCCTAAGTATTTAGAAGTATTTCTAGGAATAAACTTTCCTTTATAAATTTCTTTGGCATAAACCATATAAATAAGACTACAATGTTAAATAACTATTTATATCGAGGATTATAAATGCCAATAAAAGATAAAAACATTGGACCAGATGAATATCATCAGTCCAATCAAGGTTACTTGGATGCCTTAGGTATTGAAAGTAACAAGGACAAACGGGAAGAGCAGGCGACACATAATAGAGATACCTATAATAAAATGTTTGGCAACGACAAACCTGTTTTACAATATCCTTCAGACCTATTTCAGGCAAATCAAGTAAACGGTGTTTGTTTCTTTGTTAAAGTTAGAAATAATAGTGTAGCAAGCCAAAATTCATCAGCTCCAGATGATACAGCCAAAGATAGAATAGACGTATTTAAAAGCACTCATTCAGAAATGTCAACATCAATGAACAGATCCTCAGTAGAACAACAAGCAACAGTTATGAGAACTTCTGGTGGTTTAATTTTAGGCGGAGCCGCTTTAAAAGCTGGAGTAAATATGCTGAATAGTTCAGCCACTGGTTTATGGGATAAAGCTCTATCAATTGGTGGTGGAGTAGGAGCTACAGCAGCACTTGCTGGAGCAGGTATAGTAGCAACAGAATTAGCAAGAACTGCTAATGAAGCAGGCTTTAATAATAAAGAAGGCGAGTACTCTACAGGAACAAAGTTCTTAAATAAAGTAATACAATTACATGTTCCTCAATCTATTATATCACAATACCAAGCAGATTGGAATGAAACAGAATTAGGTATGGCAGGTATATTAGCAAGTAGAAGATTTGATCAAGCAGGCATACAGGATGTTAGTGAAGCAGCAGGAAGAGGACTTATACAAGCAGCAGCAAGCTTGCCTAAAGCATTGGGTGTTGATGCAGATTTAGGTGCAGCAATAGAATCAACGAGTAGGAAAACAACAAACCCGTATAAAGAACAATTATTTAAAAGTATGGGTTTTAGATCTTTTGCATTTCAATATGTTTTCAATCCTAAGAGTATAGAGGAATATATAAATGTTAGAGCTATTATTAATACATTTAAATATCATATGCACCCAGAGATTTCACCTGGCCAAGCATTTCTAATTTATCCTTCAGAATTTAATATAGAATTTTATCACGCTAAAGATGGAGGAGTTAAACCTAATCCTCATCTACCTAAAATTTCAGACTGTGCATTAAAAGATGTAAAGGTTACATATGGTCCTGACGGATTCTTTAATACAGTAGCAGAAACAGATGGTATTCCTTCAGAAATAACAATGGAACTAAATTTTACAGAACTAGAAACAATGACAGCAAACAGAATAGCAGACGGATACTAATATGTACTTTAAACCTTTTCCTAAATTATTTTACCCAACAGGCAAGACTAAAACTATTGTACCTGATATTTTTCGTAGAGTACATTTAGATAAATTCTTTGCTAATAGAACAAATTTAACACCATATTATATTTCAGACGGACAACCACCTGAATATGTTGCACTTGATGTTTATGGTTCAACAAAATATCATTGGTTAGTGTTAATAACAAACGAAATTATAGATGTTCAAAGAGAGTGGCCCAAATCCCAAGAAGATTTAATTCTTTATGTAAAGGATAAATATGGAGCAAATAATAGTTCTGATATACATCACTATGTCTTAACAGCAGATAAATCTATTGTTGTAGATTGGGACGCTGCCAAAGCTAGCGACGGAACCTATACAGCTCTTACAAACTTACAATACGAAGAAGAAATTAATGAAGAAAAAAGACAAATAAAAGTTTTGAATCCTATATATTTGAGCTCAATTACAAAACAGTTTACCAAACTAATGAAATAGGATCTAAATTATTATGGTAGAAGAACAATTAAATAAAGGTCAAGGAAATTTAGAAATAGATGATTTATCTATTGTTTCTTTAGATGGTGTCAGTCAAGATTTAATTAAGTATTATACAGAAATAAGAATATTCGAATCTATATTTATTCCTACACTTACAGCAGATGTTGTTGTTCGAGACCCAGAAAACATAATAGAACTCTTACCCATTGTAGGTGGAGAAACACTTCACATGAAATTAAGAACTTCTACATTTCCTGACAACCCTGGAACATGTATTCAAAGATCTTTTGCTGTCGCAGAAATTCGTAATAGGGGATTGGATAATGATAGACAACAAGTTTATACTTTAAAACTTGTATCTCCTGAAATGATAAATGATGTCTCTGGCACATTAAAAAAAGCAATACCAGGAACAGGTGGAGATACAAATACAGAAGCAATTGCACAACAAATTTTTAACAACCATATAGTTCGAGAAGGTAGATATTTACCTGAACAAGATGAAAACAATCTTACAATATTAGGAACACCTCACAAATCTTCGATACAATATATTTCAAATGGTTGGTCTCCTTTTGAGAATATGAATTATATATGTAAAAAAATACAAGCCTCAGATATAGAAGGTTGTGATTTTTTCTTTTATGAATCTAATAAAAATTATTATTTAACTAGTTTACAACATTTAATACGGCAAGGAAAACAATCTTATTTTGAAGAATATGTTTACAAACAAAGTTCGTTACCTGCGAAAGGAAGAGAAGAAGGAAATTATTTTGGTGTACAACTGCCTGATTACTTTAATAGAATTGAAACAATAAGTATTCCTAGAACGATTTCAATAATTGAAGGTATTTTAGATGGAGCATACGCTTCTAATATACAAGCATATGATATGTTTAATAAAAAATTTAAAAATTTTCACTTAGATATTATTAAAGATTCCCCTAAATATGAAAGAACAGATTTAAATTCTCCTATACCAAGGGGAATACCTAGGTCTATAAATTCTTATACATCTGTTAAGATATTAAATTCCTATACATGGAATAATGCAGAACAATCTCAAGGTCTTAATGAAGACGCTTTACAAACACATTTTACAAGCGATACTGTTAGAAAACAATATATAAATAGTTTTAATGATTACCAGTTCTTAATTGAAGTACCTGGTAGAACCGACATAGAAGTAGGAGTAAGTATTAAATTGAAATATCCTCAACCTAAAGCAAAATCATCTGGAGATGAAGATACAGAAGATAAAATTTTAAGTGGACAATATGTTGTAACAGAAATAAAACATAAAATAAATCCAGTAGATTATGGAATGACTTTAAGAATTACAAAAAATGGTGTAGGTAAAGATCTCGGAGGTAGTGATGAATAATTATAGTATGGATATACCACCTTTTATTTGGTGGATGGGCATAGTAGAAGATAGAATAGACCCTGCAGAAACTGGTAGAGTACGAGTAAGAATCTTTGGATATCATAGTCCAAGTACAGCAGAACTACCTACATCTGAATTACCTTATGCTACTATTATGAATCCAGTTACTAGTTCGGGTATGAACGGCATAATGGAAATGCCAAATATTGTAAAAGGATCTACAGTAGTAGGTTTCTTTACAGACGCAGATCAACAAGTTCCTATTATAATGGGAACCATTGCAGGCAAACCTACAGAAAGAAACTTCCCAGAAGGAGAGGGGTTTTACGACCCTAAACATGTTTATCCTAAAGAACCTAAAAATGGTTATTCGGGTATTGGAGAGTCTGATATATCAAGACTTGCCAGAGGTGAAGCAGCAGAAGAACATTTCTCATTAACAAATTTAAGAGAAAAGAGAGATGTAGGCATACCTGTAGCAGCAGCAGGTAGTGTTGCTGGTATATTGGATGATAAAGACACCATCGATTACCTCACCGATAAAAAAGAAAAACAAAAAACATGGGACGAACCACACCCAAGAGGCGTATCTAAAGATGACGCAGTATACTACAACATAAAAGAAAAATTAAAATCTGGGGAACCACCTACAGGAGAAGAAACATCTCTTTATCCTTACAACTTAGTTAAAGAAACAGAAGCAGGTATCGTACAAGAATTAGACAATACACCAGGCAATATTAGAATACATGAATTCCATCCATCAGGAACAAATAGAGAAATACAAAATGATGGAACCAGAGTAACGAATATCGTAGGTTCAGACTATGAAATAATAGTTAAAGATAAAAATGTTCTTGTAAGGGGAGCAGCTAATGTAACTATTGCAGGCGATGCTAAATTAAAAATAGATGGAAATTATTATACAGAGGTAAAGAACGATTGGAATATTGTTGTTGGTGGAGATAAGATAGAAACCATTAATGGTAATCATGCCATGAACATAGGAACAGATCAGATGGCTAATATTAGTGGTAGTCGTTATGTTGACATAGCATCAGGTGATGATAAAAAAGGAGGAGACTTTGAAACAATAGTAGGAAGTCAAACAACAAGCATTGGTGCAGTACAGAAAGTTCAAGTAGGTGGTGATGGAGCTATTACTATTAAAGGAAATCTTAATTTAAATGTAGGTAAAACATTTAAAGAGACAGTGGGTTCAGATGGAAAAGTTGGTGGTGGTAAAATATCAGCAGTTAGAGACAATTACATCATAAAACAAACATCAGATGTAAATGTAAATGGAGTCGAGAACTTTTTCATTATAGAAAGTAAAGGAACACAAAATATACTGTCATATAAGGAACAACATTTAACAGTAGGAACAGCACAAACATTAACTGTTGGTAATGTAGATGAATCAGGTATACCTACACCTATAGAAAACACAACTTTAGGTAGACAAATGGTAACAGTAAAAGAAAACCAAGTAGAAGGAATAACAGGAACAAAAACAGATACCATTGGTGGTACATTAACATCTACCATTGGAGGTACACATACATTAACATCTCCTACAGCAGCTATTACATACAATGCAGGAGAAATTACAGTCAATAGCATAACACAAACAGCACATACGCATCCACAGAACAATGGTAATGATGCAGGTGGTGGTACAAGTACAAGTGGACCTGAAGGATAATAGGAGGAGTATATGAGTTGCGGACCTAGTAAAGCATTAGCATCATTAGCAGAAAAGGTAGATCTTGCTAACGAAAAAATTGATGAGCTTATATTACAACCTACGATTGGTAAACTTGATGATATAAAACAACAAGCAGAAGATGAACTCAACGGTGTATTAGGAGACTTAGAGGAAATGATTCCTGAAATAAATTTAGGTATTGAAATACCTGAGGAATTAAAGTCATTACAAGACGACTTCAAAGATGTAGGCAACTTCTTATTACTAGGTCTTGCTAAGAAAGATGCACTTGTAAGCAAAATGAAACAAATAGAAAGTAAATGGTCTAGTGTGGATTTAGGAGACTTTAAAGATCTAAATGATGTTTCAAAAGCTCTTATGTCAGGTGCAGCAGATTTAGACGAACTTTGTAAATTATTGCCTAATGCACAAATAAAACAAAAAGAATATATTGTTAAATCAGGAGATACTTTAACAGCAATAGCAGCAGCTGAAGGAGTTAAAATACAAGAAATACTGGATAAGAACCCTAGTATTGTAGATCCTAATCTAATACTAGTAGGACAAAAGATCATAATACCAGGCAGACCAGGTGAAGCATTACAAATTTCTATAAAAGGAACACCTTTATCATTCCCTAATTTTGATTTAGGGGCTATTATATTAGGTGACGATATTCCTTCAGTTAGAAAATCTAAATTTGACTTAGATGTAAAAGTACTTCAAAAAAATGCACAAGAAGATTTCTTTAGTTTCAAGCTTCCAAACATTGACTTTTAAGTATAAATACTAATATGGCACTACAAAAACTTAAAATATCTAGAATATATAAAGACATAGATTTGTCGTTTACAGCCAATGCTTTGTCAGGAGATATAGGAAAGAAATTTGATGTTAATGCAGTAAAGCAATCAGTTAAGAGCTTATTATTAACCAAGCCCAATGAAAAATTTTTTCATCCTGAAAGAGGATCTGGTTTACAAAAATACTTATTTGAGCCAATGTCCCCTGGGATAGAGATATCCTTAAAAAAGACAATAGAATTATTAATAGAAAACTATGAACCTAGATGTGAGATAATAGATTTATATTGCTCTCCAAATTATGATTTAAATTATTATGCAATAACTCTTAGATTTAGAGTAATTGGCACAAACCAACCACAAGAATTAACAGTAAACCTTACGAGGTTGAGATAGGAACATGGCACAATTAAATGTATCAGAATTAGACTTTGATAATATCAAAGCAAACTTAAAAACTTTTTTAAAGTCTCAAACAGAATTTTCAGACTACAATTTTGAAGGATCGGGTATGAATGTTATACTAGATCTTTTAGCATATAATACACATTATAATGGCATGTTAGCACACATGCTTGCTAATGAAAATTTTATTGATACAGCAGTTAAAAGAGAATCAGTAGTTTCAATAGCAAAAGCATTAGGATATTCTCCCAGATCACGAAGAGGAGCAATAGCAAAAGTCAATCTTTCAATTGAACCTTCTGAAGGTTTTACAAGTACAACATTAGAAATATCTAGAGATAAACCATTTTCAACAACTGTGGAAGGAACTTCGTTTACATTTTATCCAACACAAGCCACAACGGTTAATGCTACAACATCAGGCGGCGTTGGGCCTTATTATCTGTATGGAACCTGTGTATTGCCTTCAACAGCAACAGATAAACAAGGATTTTATTATCCTGTTTATTTAACAGAAACAGCAGCAGTCTCAGCAGACACAGGTGGAACAGGGGCAACAACATATACATTTAAAGAATATTCAGGCATAAGTTTTTATATGCCTAACAGTAGCATTAATGCTCATAAAGAAACATTAGGGACAGTTACTACAAACTATGGTGGCGTAACAGTAGAAAGTGGTTTAGCATATGGTAGATATACAGGACAAACCTCTGACTCGTCTATTAAAACACAATTTAATTTTAATTTATTAGAAATAAAAGAAGGAACACGAGTAGAAAATAAATTTGTAGTAGAAACAGCAAATCTACAAGGTCCATTTGTTCTGCCTAATATAGCAGCAGATACAGACACTTTAAGAGTAAGAATACAAAATTCAGCATCTGATTTGACTCTGATTTCATATACAAAATCTGATAAATTATTAGATATACAAGCAGACACTAAAACATATTGGTGTGAAGAAGGCGCAGATGGTTTATATCAAATAAGATTTGGAGACGATAAGGTAGGCAAAAAATTAGCAACAGGTAATATTGTTATTGTTGATTACATTGTTTCTAACGCATCATCAGCTAACTTTGCTAAAACATTTACATTAAGTTCAGCAGTTTCAGCATCTGGAGAAATAAGAACATTGGACACAGCTATAGCAGGATATGGTGGCTCATCAAAAGAAAGCGTTGATGAGATTAGATTTAATGCTCCTAGATTTAACGCTACAAAAGAAAGAGCAGTAACATCATCAGATTACGAAGCACTTATATTACAGAGTAATAGCAATATACAATCTGTTTCCGTTTGGGGAGGAGAGAAAAACGATCCTCCTATATATGGTAAAGTTTTTATATCTTTAAATCCTGTAATAGGTTCAATTATAACAGAAGCGGATAAAGATAATATTAAAACTTCTATTATTGATCCTAAAACACC